CCAATGAGATCTTCTAATTTATCTCCAGCGAGGGAGTTAAATAACCTTATCAAGAATCTAAGATTCACAGATGATCAAGGTTCATTTAATCCTGCAAGTTATTCAGCTGTGTATAAGTTAAACACAATGGGAAGAACTGCGGGAAGTAAAAGCTGGCATGTCTACAAACCATCAAGAGTAAGAAATCTTGACATCGCTAACAAAGATGATGCGTCTATGTATGAGATAGCGGCACAACTTCAGAAATCAGTTTCTAAAGGTGCAGCTAAACCAAAATATGATGCTGGTCAAAAAAAACAAGACATAGTATAATAAAGTGTTATAACAACGGCGCTGAAGGGAGACTGGAGGCGCCGTGTAATTATGAAAGATTTTAGAAAATATTTTAGTGGATTAGAAAGAGACTTCGGTTTTTGTAATGTAAACAATGGCTACCATGATCCACAAACAAACAAATTAAAATTTGATCCAGGTGATTATGGTTGGTCCAAAAGAAATATATCTGATCAAGATTATCAAGATCATTTAGATGGTAAACGCGCAATAGGTATACAAGCATGTGATGACAATGGTATGGCTAGCTTTGGTGCAATTGATATTGATCCATCAGATTATTCTAGTTTTGACATTCAACATTATTTAAAAGTAATTCAAAATAAGGACTTACCTGTTGTTCCAATTAAATCAAAAAGTAATGGTCTTCATATTTATGTATTTACAGCAGAGAAAGTACCTTCAACTTTAATTAGAGAATTTTTACAAAACTTATTATTTTTATTTGGTCTATCATCAAAGACAGAAATATTTCCTAAACAAACACAATTAGGTATGAACCAAGATAATGTTAGAACTTCTGGATCATTTATTAATTTACCTTATTTCAAAAAAACAGAGCGTAAAGCATTATTACCTGATGGAAAAGAATTAGAGTTTGAAGATTTTTTAAATGTAGTCAAAGATAATTTACAAACAAAAGAATCTTTAAAAGAAGTATCAAATAAAAAAGTAAAAGAAATATTAACTGGTGGCCCTGATGATTTATTAGATGGTCCTCCATGTTTACAAATGTTATGCAAACAGGTTCAGGAATCAGGAAACAAATTAAAAGACGAGAGAGATAGATTTTTATTTAACTACATGGTGTTTGTTAAAAAGAAACACAAAGATGATTGGAAGAAAAAATTATTACAAGCAGCTAGAGATTTTATAGAGTACGATGATACGTGGGGAGACTCTAAAGTAAATGAAAAAATAAAAAGTTGGGACAAAGACACGGCAGGGCATACTTGTCATGATCTACCTATCTCTTCTTATTGTGCAAAAGGAACATGCTTACGTAGAAAGTTTGGTATTGGAAGTCATAAAGAAAGTAGTTGGCCTCAGATATCAGGTTTAATTAAAATAGATTACAAACCTGATCCAGAATATTTTTTTAATGTAGAATTATCTGACAGTAAAGTAGTTCAAATACATGCAAAACATATAAAAAAGATAGCAGAGATGAAAGAGATGAGAGCTCTCATAGCAGACCAAACATCAATATTCCCTCCCATCATTAAGAATAATGAATACCAGCCTATCCTGGACGCTCTATGGGCCACTAAAGAGGATATTAAACCACCTGCTGGTACTAATCCTATTGAAATGTTAAAAAAATATTTGGAGGATTATGTTAATGGACCAGAGGCAACTACTTATGCTTCTTTCAAAAGTGGTGCTGTATTGAAAGATGAAGAGTATTACTATTTTGATTATGATAAATTTTATGAAGAAATAAAAAGAAATGAATGGACAAAGGATAGACCAAGAACTGCTACCTTAATTAAAAGTCATTTCAAAGCAGAATTTGGATTTCAAAAAAGATTTCCAAAAGGAGAAAGTGAAAAGTCATTTCCACCAGTCAGGTGTATAAAAATGCCTGCAGATGATTTGATGAAAGAAGAAATACCAGAAGAAAAAATAACAATAGAAGACAAGGAGAATATAGTATGACGAAAAAATTACCTAGTGTATTTGTATGTATGCCTACATACGATCAAATGCATGTGGCAACCGGCTTATCATTAATAAAGTTATTTGATAAGTTTAGAGATGCAAAAATAAAAACAGAGATAAGTACTTTTAAATGTCCTTACGTTGCTTATGGTAGGAATCTTTTAACCGCACTGTTCTTAAATTCAAATTATGATTATCAATTATTTATAGATTCAGATGTAGAGTTTGATCCAAAAGTAGTAGGAAGGATGCTTGTATCAGAAAAAGATATAATTTGTACGCCTTACAGAAAAAAAACACAAGACAATACAATTCAATATTCTGTAGCATTTAAAAATCCAACAGATATTCAAATAGATACAAAAGGATTAACTGAAATAACTATAGGACCTGCTGGATTAACTTTGGTGCACAGAAGGGTTTATGAAAAACTTATGAAAGATCACCCACACCTTAAGATAAAACAAAAAGAAGTTATTGGTGATGCCAATAAATATTTTTATAATTTTTGGGATACAGTTTTTGACCAGAAGTCTGGTTATTGGTGGGGAGAAGATACACATTTTTCTAATCTTGCAACACAAGCAGGTTTTAAATTTTATGCTGTAGTTGATGGAGAAACAACTCATCATGGTAATTTTGGATTCACGGGAACTTTATTAGATACTTTCAAAAGGACCGATGAAAAAACCAATTAAGATATATGGTCCACCTGGTACAGGTAAAACTTTTAGATTAATTCGTAGAGTTAATGCTTATGTAAGAACTGGTACTCCTTATCATAAGATAGGTTATTTTGCTTTTACAAAAAAAGCTGCAAAAGAAGCTAGAGAAAGAATAGGTGTAGATGAAAAACAAGTTCCATATTTTCAAACACTTCATGCATTTTGTTTTCATTTATTAAACTTAAATGAAAGTGATATTATGCAACCACATCATTACGAAGCTTTAGGTAAAAAATTAAATATAAGAGTAAACTTTAATGATAAGTATAATGAAGAAGAAACACATTTCTTAACTTGTAATAATCCTTACTTTCAAATGATACAAAGATCTATTAATAAAGATATACCTTTACGAGAAGAATTTAATCTTAATGAACATGATAGAAAAGATATAGATAGTTGGGACACGTTAAACCATATTTATATAAACTTACAAGAATATAAAACAAAAATGCATCTACTAGATTTTAATGATCTTGTTAAAAAAGTTATAGACTCTAAAAAATTTCCTAAGTTAAAAGCTGTTTTTATAGATGAAGCACAAGACTTATCTCCATTACAATGGCAACTGTACGATAAATTAAAAGAAAATTGTGAAGATATATATTTAGCTGGCGATGATGACCAAGCTATTTTTGCTTGGGCTGGTGCTGATGTAAATAGATTTATACGAGAGCCTGCAAATGAAAAAGTTTTAAGATATTCTAGAAGAGTATCTAAAGCTGTACAAGATCAATCTCAAATAGCAGTGGGTCAGATATCAGGCATCAGGAAACATAAAGAATACTTACCACGAGCGCAAGAAGGTCATGCGTCTTACATCAATAATTTTGGCCAGGTTGATCTTTCAAACGGAAAATGGTTGATCTTGACTAGAACTAAAAGCAATTTGTTAGACATAATGAAAGAACTTAAAAGTAAAAATATTTATTATCAAACTAACAAAGGTAAAAGTTTTAATGTAGGAATTTATAATGGAGCTATAGCTTACACTAAATGGATAAGAGAAGGTAAACTTGAAGAAAAAGAAATTAATGACGTTAGAGAATATATTCCCAATGGTAATTGGAATCCTGAAAAAAATTGGTACGATGTCTTTGTGGCTGATCAGAAAGAAATACTTTACATTCGAAATATAATTTCTGGGGGTGAAAAACTTTATGAAAATGCAAGGATATGGTTATCTACAATTCACGCTGCAAAAGGTGGTGAAGAAGACAATGTAATTTTATCATTACATCAAGGAGCTAAAGTACAGAAAAGTATTCGTCTAAGTGTTGACAAACAAGATGAAGAGCATAGAGTGTGGTACGTGGGTATTACTAGAGCAAGAAATAATTTATATAAACTGAAAGCTAAAAAGAAAATAAAGGAGTATAGACTATGACAAATAAAAATATATTGGACGAGGCGTTTCCACAGTATACTCAGGTTGGCGGGAATCATTATACAAAATTTCCTATACAGCCTTACGAGTTTATTTCTAAAAATGATCTCTCGTTCTTTCAGGGCAACGTTGTGAAGTACGTTTGTCGCTATCAGCGAAAAGGGGGAGCAGAGGATCTTAAAAAAATTGTACACTACTGTCAATTAGAAATGTTAAAAATGAAGGATATGGAAAAGAAAAAATGACAATTGGTTTTGGTTTAGGTATGTTTGGTTATAGTATGGTTTGTTTATTAATAGGTCTTACTATAGTTTACATTGTCTTAAAAAATTTAAAATAATGCCTAATAGAAATTTTAAAGCAAAAAATATTACTGTGAACAAACATGAATTTCGTTTAGAAGTTTATGGTAGTCTGGTTGACTGGGAAATATTTCCTCATACTTATGATGCAGCTCTGTATGCATTTAGTAATAAAAATAAATTAAATAAGTTAGTAGAAAAGAAATACGTATTACAAAAATGAAAATACCTAAATACTTAACACAAACCGAATGGGTACAACCTACTGAATATCCTGATCTAAGAGATTATGATGAAATAGCAATTGACTTAGAAACACGTGACCCTGATTTAAAATCAAAAGGATCTGGTGCAGTTACAGGTAATGGTGAAGTAGTTGGTATTGCTGTAGCTACATTTAATGACAAATGGTATTTTCCCATAGCGCATGGTGAAGGACCAAACATGAGTAGAACTAAAACTTTAGAATGGTTCAAAGATATTTGTCAATGTCCTGCTACAAAAATATTTCATAATGCAATGTATGATGTGTGTTGGATACGTAATTTAGGTATAAAAATCAATGGTTTAATCGTAGATACTATGATTGCATGTTCTGTTTTAGATGAGAACAGATTTGCATACACATTAAATGCATTGTCATGGCATTATCTTAACGAGGGTAAAAATGAAAAAGCTTTGACTGATGCAGCTAAGTCAAGAGGATTAGATCCAAAAGCAGATATGTGGAAATTACCTGCGCACGAAGTAGGAGCTTATGCAGAAAAAGATGCTGAACTGACTTTCAAACTTTGGCAACATGTAAAAAAATTATTACAAGAAGATGACTGTGAAGATATATTTAATCTTGAGACAGATCTGTTTCCTTGTCTAGTCGATATGCGTTTCCTAGGGGTGCGGGTAGACGTGACAAGAGCCAATCAATTAAAAAAAGAATTAACAACACAAGAAGAAAGATTAATACACCAAGTGAAAATAAAGACAGGAGTAGAAACTCAAATATGGGCTGCACGTAGTATTCAAAAAGTTTTCGAACATTTAAAACTACCTTTTGAAAAAACTGTAAAAACTGGTGCGCCTTCATTTACAAAAAATTTCCTTTCTAATCATGAGCATCCTGTAATTCAAATGATAGCAGAAGCTAGAAAAATAAACAAGGTTAATACAACTTTTATTGATACAATTTTAAGACACGAACATAATGGTAGAATTCATGCAGAGATAAATCAAATTAGATCTGATGATGGAGGTACAGTTACAGGTAGATTTA